GTTCAAGGTTGATCGCAATCTGCGTGACTTATTCAATGAGTTTAACCAATACCATCGCAATCAGAATGGAAAGATCAGCAAAACAATGGATGACCTACTTGATGCGCTGCGCTATGCCTACATGATGAGGCGTTATTCAATCCCCTGGGGTGAGCGAAATAGAAAGTCGTCACCAGGCGTTATCAGTTCATTCTAATAACCGCGCAAAGTTAGTGCAAAGTTTGATTTATATAAATTAGGAGTGTGTCGTGAGTAAGCCAAAAAACCCAAATTATGTCAAAAGCACAGCAACACCAAAAGCGATTAGTCCAGCTAGACAGAAGATGTTGAAAGAGCGTGGTGCGGCACAAAAGGCGGCAGAGGCTCGGTATTTTGCTAAAAAATCTCCGAAAGGTATTTCACGGGCTGCGGCGGCAAAGATGGAGAGAGATAAATACGCTAAAACAGCTAAAAATCCACCGACTCCACCTCGCGCTATAAGAATGCCAGATCCAACACCTCGTCCAGTTAAACCAACTCGCCCTAAAACGGGGCCAGTATATGAACCACCGCGTCCACCTATCCCTAAAACGAGGCGAATATACGATCCAGAGCCACCTCGACCTGAGCCACCGCGTCCACCAGATGGTTATGAACCGCCTCAACCACCTATCCCTAAAACGGGGCGAGTATATGAACCACCGCGTGAACCACCGCGTCCACCTATCCCTAAAACGGGGCGAGTTAGCCCCCGAAATGTATATGAACCACCGCGTCCACCTATCCCTAAAACGGGGCGAGTTAGCCCCCGAAATGTATATGAACCACCGCGTCCTAAGCCTGCGCCTCGTCCAGTACCCACTAGGATTCCGACTAAGGTAAAGGCTTCTACTACGCCTAAAACTAGACCTAATACAGGACGGGCAAAGGTTAGAGGAATTACAAGCATAAACGCGCTGGATGATAAGAACCGTAAATCATACCGCAAGCTATAAGACGCTCTATCTAATAACCGCGCAAAGTTAGTGCAAAGTTTAAAATAATTAAATTAGGAGTTTAGTCATGGCATACAATGATCCGCGTGGTGAAGATAGAAGTTACAGTGGCTACGGAAACAAAAAAACTGGTGCTGGTAGCTATTCTAATAAATCAGGAAATGGCCCTGCTGTTATGGGTGGTAGCAATAGTGAAGATAAGCGGCAGAGAAAACAAGGTGAGCAAGTACGCTTAGGTAATGCTTATTACGACAAAAATGGTGCTTATGTCGTAATAAGAAAGCCTGCGACAGAAACTAAGTCAACCGCAGTAACTACGGCAGCAGGACCGACAGCTAAAATAACTGGGGAAAGCGTTAACAACTCTTTAACAACTAATAATACAGCGCAGTTTAATAGCGGTAAAGGAAATACAAAAACATCATCCGCTGCATTAACGTCAATGGTAGATTCTAAAGCTTCAACAACTAAGGCTTACGATGGTGAGTTCGCGTTAAAGGAAAAGGAAGCAGGTTCTAAATCATCCACATCTACAGTTCCAACAACTGATGCTTACGTTTCAATGTATAAAAACCAAAGCCCGACAAGCTTAATTGATTACAGTAAATCTACATCTACAGATCCTAACGATGGTAAAAATCTTTCTGCTAACAACAACACTGTTGCTGCTGGCCCCGATAAGTTCAATCAAGAATATTATGCCAAGTTAAAAGCTTCTGGTATGTCTACGTCAGACATTCTAGACATTCAGAAAAAAGCTCCAGGCGGCAATGCCTATAGCGGTGCTACCGTTGTAAGTGAGGATCAGAAAAGACGGGCTAATGATACATTAGACCGTGTCACTGGAAGTATGGCTACTCTTCAAAATGGTGGTGTTACTCGTAAATACTCTCAGTCTGGATTGTTTGGCGAAAATATAAAAGGCGAGTTTGCTTATAAAGACGGCACTAAAATTACAACTTTAGCCGATGATCCAGTTATCGGTGGCACGTTCAACGAGAAAACAGGACGTATTGAAAATGGCGTTCGGTTAGGCAACAGGCAAGTAACTACTTTTGCGGGCCCTGGAACCTACACTGGAGATAGCGCTGGAACTGGCGCAAGCACAACTGGACCGCAAGTTGCTGTCAACACAATGTCAGGCGGTGAGGATGGGTTAGGCGGTGATGCGGTTACTACAACTTTAACAGCAGACAAATCAACAACTTTGACAGATGTTTTAGACAAAACTGTAAAACTTGATGACATTGTAGATGCTGCCACTGTGACTACAATAATAACAGCTACTACTACAGTTACAGAAGTTGATAAGTTAATCGAAGAAACAAAAGACCCTGAAATTCTTAAATCACTTTATCAGAGAAAATTATCACTTATGCGGTCAGGCTCAACTCGCACTCGATTTGCTGGCTTACTGGATGATCCTGAGACTAAGAAATCAAAGATGAGTATTGTTTAAATGTATGAAGATGACGAGAACGATAAGAGTAAAAACAAGATTATTTCTCCAGCGGTTTCTCCAGCCGCTTTATTAAAACGATATGAAAGATTAAAAAGTGACCGCGCCAATTGGGACACCCTTTGGGAAGAGCTTGCTGTTTTCTTAATGCCTGGTAAAGCTGACTTTATTACTAAGTCAACGAGTGGCAACAAGAGAGCGTCTGAGGTCTACGATTCTACAGCTATACACGCGCTACAGATACTATCAGCATCGCTGCATGGGTCGCTTACAAGCCCCTCCACAAAATGGTTTGGCTTGCGCTTCCGTGAAGATGAGCTAAACGAGGATAAAGATGCAAAGGATTGGTTGGAAAAATGTTCTAAAGGTATTTTCCAAGAGTTTGGGAAGTCTAACTTTTCAACGGAAGTCGCAGAAGCTTATCAGGACATGGTTGGTTTTGGCACTGCTGCGCTGCAATTTGATGTTAAGACCAAAAAGGCTCAGTTTGATGGCTTTAACTTTCGAGCGTGTCACCTAGCTGAAATTGTAGTTTCCGAATCATCAGAAGGAAAGATTGACACAGTTTTTCGTAAAATCAAAATGTCAGCACGACAAGCTTACCAAAAGTTTGGTGACAACTGTGGAGACAAAGCTCTCAAAGCCTTAGAAGCTGATCCAGAAAAGGAATTTGAATATGTACAGGCTGTGTTTCCGCGAGAGTTAAAAGATGAGCCAGCTTTAGTCGCACCTCCAAATCAACGGCCTTGGGCTTGTTATTTCATTAGCGTTTCTGACAAGAAGATATGCAAAGAAAGTGGATATTACGAGTTGCCGTTTATGGTTCCGCGCTGGTCTAAGACGACAGGCGATGTATATGGGTTTGGACCTGGCTGTGTTGCTCGACCAGACATTAAGACTCTGAATGAGGCGCGTAAGCTTGCCATGAAAGCGTGGGAGAAGTCGATTGATCCACCACTCAAGGCCATGCAGAACGGCATACTAGGTAAGATCGATATGCGTCCCAGCACAGTAACTTATGTGCGCGACATGAATAACCTAGAGCCGATAGTCAATGCTACTAATTGGAATGCCGACCAGTTGATGTTAAACGATGTGAGAGCATCAGTGCGTAGGATCTTTTTTAGTGATCAGCTTGAGCTAAACGATGGTCCTCAAATGACAGCGACTGAAGTCCAGGTTCGTTACGAGCTTATGCAAAGGCTGCTTGGTCCTACTCTTGGTCGCTTACAGTCTGAGTTTCTAAACCCTATTGTTGAACGTGCTTTTTATTCCATGTTGCGTGGCAATGCGCTGCCACCAATGCCCGAAGTATTACAACAGGCTGGAGGTGATTTAGACATTGAGTATGTAGGCCCACTAGCACGATCTCAGAAAATGGATGAGGTGACAGGCATCCAACGCGCAATAGACGGGATCATGCAACTAGCCCAGGTCAACCCAGAAGTCCTAGATATTGTTAATGTTGACAAAGCTGGTCGCACTATTGCAGACAGACTGGGTGCGCCAGCAGATATGTTACTGGGTGACGAGCAAGTTGGTCAGTTAAGGCAGGCACGACAGCAGCAGCAACAACAACAAGCTGAAATGGCGCAGGGCCAACAAGAGTTAGATGGCGCGACCCAATTGGCACAACTGGAGCAAATGGCAAGTGGACCAACTCAGTAAAGATATAAGAGAATTGTTTAGTACAAAAACAGGTGAGCGAATGCTTGCCAATATGAAGTCGGCTTATGGTAATCGCATTTCGTTTACTAAAGACCCATATGAGACTGCTTATCGTGAAGGGCAGCGGAGTATATACCTAGAAATAAAAAATGTAATGGAGAACAAACATGAGTGAAGAAGCGGTAGCAGAAGTGGCATCAGAGTCATGGCATTCTGGATTGTCAGAGGAGTATCGGGGTAACGAATCACTATCACAGATACCTGATTTAAATACGTTAGCTAAATCATACTTAGACGCGCAGCAATACGCTGGCGGTTCTATTCGCATACCAGGTGAGGACGCAAGCACAGACGATTGGACAGCGTTTAATTCAAAGCTTACCGCTAAAGTTCCTACCTTGTTAAACCTTCCCAGCGATGAGAGTGAGGCGCGTAATGCAATGTATTCGCGGTTAGGTCGTCCAGATACAGCGCAAGGCTATAAAGTAGAAGGGGCTGACCCTGACTTTTTAGAGTGGGCGCACGAAAATGGATTATCAACTGCCCAGGTTAAAGCCTGGCAAGAAAACACAGCGGCCCAAGGTCAAGAAGCAGATGATGCAAATGACCAGCAAATGCAAGATTCTGATGACTTGCTCAGAAAAGAGTGGGGCCATGCCTACGATGCAAAGCTAGCACAAGCTAAGAACGCAGTGCTTGCCTACGCTGACCAAGATACTAAAGACTTTTTACTGGAATCGGGACTTGCCAACAATCCAAACATGATCAAGTTGATGTCTGGCATTGGGGCAACATTAACTGAAGATGAGTCAGCAGGGCTACAAAGTAATAATAGATTTTCGTTAAGCCCAAGTGAGGCTATGGAAAGGATTGGTGAAGTTAGGCGCAACTTGGAACACCCATACAATGTCGCTAATCACCCACAGCACAGAGCTGAACTAGAAAAAATGGAAAAGCTCTACAACCAGGCATATCCAGAAATAGATTAATTCTAATAACCGCACCAAAAAACACGATCATCTAATCACAGGGTAGCTAAGTCTTAGTCCTGCGGTTAGATGAGCCGTTTCTCATATCTCGTTGAAGCAAGCGTTATTGCCAGTTAAGAGTCCGAAAGTCGGGTAGCTCAATGCGCCAATTTCAATTGCCAATCTGGAGATACTCTCATGGCTAATACAATCGCAAAAGCGTTCGTACAACAGTTTCAAGACAATTTAATTCACTTAGCATCGCAGAAAGGCTCACGCCTACGCGCATCAGTAACCGAGCAATCAGTCACGGGCGAGAAGTTCAACTTTGAACGTCTTGGTAATGTAGCTGCTGTTGTTAAATCTAGTCGCCATACCACTACACCTGTGCTGGAAGTTCCACACTCGCGTAGGACTGCGACCATGACTGACTACCACTGGGCCGATCTCATCGATGATGAAGACAAGGTTCGTATGTTAATCAGCCCCGAATCCGCATATGCGAAATCAGGTGCTAACTCAATGGCTCGCGCATTCGATGATTTAATCATTGCTGCTGCAACTGGTAATGCGGTAGATGGTGATGGCTCTAACGTGGCATTGCCTGCTGGTCAAAAGATCGCTCACGGCTCTGCTGGCTTAACACTTGCTAAATTAATCTCTACTAAAGAGATTCTTGATGGCAACGATGTAGACGAAGAAGATCGTTTCTTTGTGTTGGGATCTCAACAGGTGTCAAACCTTTTGGCTACAACTCAGGTTAGTTCTAGCGATTACAACAGTGTTAAAGCTTTGGTACAGGGCGACATCGATACTTTCATGGGCTTTAAGTTCTTACGCTCTGAGCGTCTAAACCTTAACTCTACTCAGCGTAAATGTTTCGCATTTACCAAGGGTGCGATGGGCTTGGGCATTGGTAAAGATGTCACCACTAAGATCGATTTACGCGCAGACAAGAGTTATGCACACCAGGTGTACTTGTCATTCGTAGCTGGAGCAACACGCATCCAGGATGAATGTGTCGTAGAAGTTCTTTGCACCGAGTCCTAAGCTCTTAGTGCAATTAACCAAGGGGCTGAAATACGCCCCTTTTTTTTAATCAAGGAGTAGCTATGGCTAGTGAAGTTTCAATCTGCAACAGGGCGTTAGCCATGCTAGGTGCAAGCACTATCACCTCTCTGACTGATGGATCGACCGAAGCTAACGTATGTAACGCAGTCTATGCTGATGCGCGTGATGCAATCCTAAGAGCGTATCCGTGGGCTTGTGCTATTAAACGAGCCACCCTTGCTCAACTATCCACCGCTCCAGTGTGGGGCTTTACAAAAGCCTACAGCCTCCCTAACGATCCACATTGCTTGGCAGTGTTAGATTTAAAGGAAGATTCAAAATACAGAGTTGAGGGACGATCCCTTATCTGCAATAGCGAC